CCAAACACAAACACGTAACAAGAGAGCACAAAGAGATTCATCCAGATGCAACAGGTTGTATCTATGAAATACAATCACCCATTCTCAATACATTTGACTACTGTTCATCTCTTGAAGAAGCTCAAATGGTAGCAAAATCTCACTATCACGAATATTCAATATGGAAAATTTTTGTTGGCTCACAGAAGCGAATCTGTGTTCAAACATTTGAAACAAGGCAGTACAATAACGCAATGCGAGCAGCATTCCGAAAAGGATTTGAATGAATTCGGTGACACTCCCGCATCATCAATTACAAGCAGAATTCATGGACTTATGTAAGATGAAGCGTTACATGCTTCGCAGTATTATTGTATCTAGTATGCTGACACATCCTCAATTCTTACAACAGGTTGAACTTTGGTCACGTCTTATAAATGAAGAAGTAAACATTGAATTACGTCAAACACTTAATGACTTACTTGTTCAACCTGGGTTCTACATGAGTTCAGAAGAAGCTCGTTTAGCATATGTAACTAAGTTGGCCGACGACATAGTTGATTCTGTGTATGTAATTGATGGCCTATCCAATCTCTTTGGACTTCCACGTAATATGTTATTTGATGAAGTTCATAGATCAAATATGGCAAAAGCTCAACCAGATAAGGATGGCAACTTAATAGTCATGCGTCGTGCAGATGGCAAAGTTCTAAAGCCAATTGGTTGGCAGCCTCCTAATCTGAAAAGCATCATTGAAGCATACACAAGAATCCCATGACACCTGACGACAATATCAAGTTTGCAGAACACTTCAAAACTGCACAGAATTGCTTGCGTGACATAACAATCAACAACATGCTTCAAGATCAGCAGTACAAAGAAATTCTTAATAATCTCACAGAAGCTTGTCTTGCACTACAGTCAATGGCTATCATTATGGCAAGAGAAGCAATCAGAAAGAACTTTTCAGACTTTTCTTCCAATGTAAGGAAGGACATTCAAGAGACTATTGGCAAAGATACCTAAAGGACAATCATGTCAATGACTGATGAGGTTATCGGTAATAATGAAGATGCTTATGAAGCTGCTTTCCAAGATGGTTGGGATGCTTGTCATAAGCGCTTTTCTGATATTCTTAAACATTTTCCATTGCAATGTGCTTTCATAACTGCAAGACTTCCCTTACATCCATCACAACCTGATGAAATAATTGAACATCAAGACTGGTTAATGGCACAAGGACATAATCCAAAGGCTTAACAACATGCAGTTATACCCAGACTCTTTTAAGCAAGTTGTTCTCACTCTTGAAACATTCACAAACGGCCCAGATATTCCTGATATCCTAAACACATATGAGCTTAAGTTTGTTCTTAATATCCTTAAGCGCATAAAAAGAAATCAAGATTTCTCAGAAGGACAGCGCAACTTTGCAGATAGCACCTATAATAAGCTAGTTTGGTTAGGATATGTAAAAGAAAATGAGACTAACAGAGATAGCAAAGGCAGTAAAGCAAGAAGGTAAACCTCTTGATTGCTGGAATCTTTTGGTCTATGGTGATCCCAAGACTGGTAAGACACGCTTGGCTGCAACCATTGCTAAGGTTCCATATATTAAGAATATTCACTTTTTTACCTTAGAGAATGGCCGGCAAACCCTCATAACAATGTTGAAAGACAAGATTCTCACAGAAGAACAGGCAGAGAAGATTATTGTTTACACGATTCCAGACACTCGTGATCTTCCAATGGGCATGGAAACAATAATGAAGATTCTCACATCCTACAGAAATAACATCATATGTGAAGAGCATGGTAAGGTTGATTGCACTGATTGTGCAGTTAGAGAACCAAGTAAAACTGTGGCCGGCGCAGAAGTCAAAGGTAAGATTGCCAGATATTCTGGTCAGCCATTTAACCTTAAGACTCTTACCAAAACTGATTGTGTAATCATTGACAATCTTTCACAACTTACACGTTCAATCATTGCATATAGCACAAAAGGAAGAGATTATGAATTCAAGCCTGGTTGGGATGAATTTGGCCTGCTTGGGCGTGTTCTTGGTGATGCATTAGGTGTTATGCAAGCTTGCTCAAATACCAATTTCATTGCAACATCTCATAGAATTGGTGTGCGCTTTACAATTGAAGGTAAAGTTGCAGATACAGATGAAATAACAGATGAAAACACAATTGAGAAATACTTTCCAGCTATTGGTTCTAAGAATTTCTCAATGCTAAGTGCAGGTTTTTTCTCTCACATTATCTACATTGAAAAGAAACTTAATCAACATAAAGGAGGTTCTGCAACAAACTATAACAAGGATATTCTTACTGGAAGCAGAGGTGGCTGGAGAATGGAGGATGAAAAGTCTCTTGATCTTGCACCTTTGTTTGAGAAACTCGTGAAAGAATCTTAATGTCTTTTCAGAACACACCTTTTAATCTTATTTACTTGCAGAGGTATCACCCATTATCAATTTTTCCAAAGGAAGATGCAACAATGCCACCGGAAGAAGTGAAAGTAACAGACGAAACAACTCTTACCTTGCTTGATCTTGACACAGTTTCCAGCCTGTCTTTCGATGATCTCGAAGAGGCACCTGGATTTATTATTCCTCCAGCTGGTGTCTATGATCTCTTGGTTGAAACAGCCAAGCTGGAAGAGTACGTCAAGAAAGCAAAGGATGGGAAACCTGCTTCCAAAGGACACCGTATTGCCCACTACTACTTGGTGGAACAGGTGGAAGAACTGGTTGATCCAAAAGAACAGAAGCCAGCCGTCGGAAGCAAATTCTCGGAACGTTTCCAACTCAATGAGCAAGGTCTCAAATACTGGAAAACAAAAGCCAAGCAAATCCTTGGGGACTCTGTTGACGGTGCAAATCTCACTGTTGCCAATGTCATCAAGGAACTTGGGGCCGGCACGTACCGCATCAAGGCAAAGGTGGCCTTGAAAGTTACGGATGGAACTGGGGAGAATGAAGGTAAGAAGTTTACCAACATTCAAATCCGTGTGCTTGATCGCAAGATGGAACCCCCTCTGCCTGCCTAAGTAAGCAACACAGTCAATGAGTCAATGAGTAAAGGGGCACATCTTGTTGTGTGTTGTTTGATAAGCATGACAGGATGTTGCCCCTTGTTTTTCAGAATAAGGAAGAAAGATGAAAAGAAAAAGGCATCAACAAAGAAGAAAAAAAATTGCAACAGATACAGGTAATCTTATGGGAAAATTACACACACAACATCTCAAAGATGCAATGAAAGATCTAGAAGCAAAAGCCACAGATTATGCAAGAGCCAATACTGTATCAATGTTAGATAGACGCAAAGCTCAACGTCGTGAGCGCTCAACCATTCTTCAAGAAGCTGAATATCTCATATATGGTGAAAAGAACAAAACATACAGACACCCAAATGAGAACTTCAAAAACATCAAAAATCTTTGGAACTCTTATTTCATTGCAATCAATCAACGCAACGCAATTAGCCATAATACCACTGATATTCAAGAAATTGACGTTGCAGCAATGATGGTCTTAATGAAAATTGCACGTATTGCAACCAATATAAATCATCTTGAATCTTGGGTTGATGTTGCTGGATACGCAGGATGTGCAGAGAGAATCATTAAGAACAAATAATGCATAGACATTTTGTTGTTGTGATAGATAACTGGATGTTTGAAAACTGGCATCTTTATCATTGGCAACAAACAGGAAATAAAAAGTATCAGTGGATGGAATATAAAAAAGTATTTTAACAATGCAAATCCTTGTCAACTATGATCCTAAGGAAAAACAACAACTTCCCATAGTTGCAGGGATACTTAAGCGTCATGGAATCTCTGCAAAAGCATCATCAGAAAGCTTTGGAATTTCAGAACTTCTAAATGCAGCAAAGAAAACAGGTTCTCAAGGTATCCTCTTATGCAATGAAGGCACCTTAAAAAACTGTGTTCAAGTTCCAGTTAAAACACAGGCGACTCTCTCAACATTTCGAGGGAGTCGTCTTAATTTTTCTATACCTGCAATTGTTTGTGCTCCATTAGACCAAATTCACACCCTGCAATATGGAAATTTTTTGTTAGACAATGATATTAAAAAGTTTAAGCATCTAAGCAGGCCGCCGATTCAACTTAAGTTTAAGGTGTGTGAGACTGTTGATGACTTTTTGTATGCAGTTGGCGCATTAAATCAGTGTATCTTCATTTCAGCAGACATTGAGACTGACGGCCATAGCCGCATAACCTGTATTGCATTTACAGGTGTTCTTCCTAATCTTAACACAACAACCTTTGTAATTCCTTTCATTGATTTTGGCATGGATCATTGGCCGACAGAAAAACAGTATGGCTTTGCAATTCAAATGATGCGTGATATCTGTGCCAATGATGTTCCCAAGATGTTCTACAATGGAAACTATGATTGTCAATATCTTATCAAATATCATGCAGAACCAAATAATTGGGTGCTTGATACAATGGGATTACTTCATGCACAATACGCAGAACTCGAAAAGAACTTAGCTTTTGCTGCATCCTTACATTGCTTTGATTATTACTATTGGAAACTTGAGGACTCACTAAGCAAAAAGAACAAAGAAATACGTGGCTATTGGGGATACTGTGCAAAAGATTCATGGTATCCTGCTCGTATTTTTATTAACATGATTCAGGAGGATTACCCATCATATGCTGTTTCCAATTACCAGCGTCTTTTCAAGCTCTGCTATCCATGCATATACTGCGCTTTTGAGGGAATTAAGATCTCAGAACCAGCTCGTTTGGAAGCCAGACAAACATCAGAAGATGAACTTTCTAAGAGATCAATTGCACTTAAAACAATGGCAGCAAACCCAAACTTTAATCCAAATTCGCCAAAACAAGTTGCAACATTTCTGTATGACATCATTGGTGCAAAACCTGTTCCTATTAAAAACAAACAAACAGGAAAGTATGAAACAAAGAAGAGTACAGATAAGAAAGTCTTACAAAATAAAATTGCGACGCAACATCCTCTCTTAACACGAATCATTGAAGATATAATCTCATATCGAGAAGAACAAAAAGCAATATCAACATATTTTGACTTCTTAAAGTACAAAATGCCAGATAGCTCTTGTCGTCTCTTATACAGCATGAGTCCATTCACAACAGATACAGGCAGATTCTCAAGCAAGCAAAGTAACTTCCGTAAAATGGATTATGAAGAAGGAAAACCAATATCTTATGGAACTCAGATTCAGAATCAACCAACAGATGGTTCTACAAAATCATTCTTAATTGCTGATGAAGGCTATGAGATGGCTGAAGCTGATAACAACAAATCAGAAGCAAGATGTGTTGCTCTGCTATCTGGCTGTCGCAAAATGCAAACGGCAATCGAGTATACAGAACGTGACTTCTATAAATCTCTTGGTCCACTATTCTTTGGAATACCATACGAAAAAGTCTCAAAAGAGCTTCGTAACAGTGCATTGAAACACATAGTTCACCAAGCAAACTATCTTGGGGGATGGGAAGTATTTATCAACAGAATTGGAATCAAAAAAGTTTACGAAATTGGAGCAATGCTTGAAAAACAAGTAGTTGATGTTAAGGCATTTGTTAATTGGCTTATTGCTAGGTATCACATAGCATTTCCAGAAGTTCAAGATCATTGGAAAGAAATAAGACGAGAAGTATTAAGAACACATAAGCTAGTTTCAGTGTTGGGTTATACAAGACATTTCTTTGGCAACATAATAGAAGATCATTCTGTTTTACGTGCAGCAGTTGCACATGAGCCACAAAACTTAAGCGTAAGCATTCTGAATAAGGGTTTTTGGAAAATCTATCGTGACATTGTATTAACAGAACACGGAGCATTTCGTCTAAAAGCCCAAATTCACGATGCAGTTATGTTTCAAGACTTAACTGAAAGACGTGAGGAATTCAAGATCAGTGTCCTGCGCTGCATGGATAATCCTACCAATGTGCGAGGACAAGTTCTCACTATTCCTGTTGACTACAAATACGGCCAATCATGGAAACAAATAAAAGATCAATAAAATGTCAGTTGAATTTTACCAAAAATATTTCAACTACATTGGTGATACTGAGGCTCCTCTTATATATCATCGCTGGTGTGCTGTATCCATTGTTGCTGCTATACTTGGTAGGAATGTATTTCTTCCTTTTGGGCATTCACGTATTTATCCAAATATGTACATTATGCTTGAAGGTAATCCTGGGGCACGCAAGGGAACGGCCTTAAGGCCGGCTAGGAATCTCCTAAAGGGAATTGAATTTGCAAAGCTTGCGCCAGATCGTCTATCAGCAGAACGTTTCATTGCAGAAATGCAATTGCTTAATCAGCCAGAAACTATTGATGGTATAGATTTTGAACGATTGAATTTTGAAACACCATCTGAAATATACGTAATGGCAGCAGAGTTCCAAGATTTTATTGGAACAGCCAATATCTCCTTTATTGTTCTGCTTACAAATCTCTGGGATAACTTAGACGAATATAAACATCCCAAGCTGCACGGAAAATCAATCTACGTGTATGCTCCAACAGTTAACATGATTGCAGCAGCAAATCAACAATCAATTGCACAATCCTTGCCAATAGAAGCAATAGGGCAGGGTGGAACATCCAGAATTATCTTTGTGCATGGTGAATCAACAGGCAAACAAATAACATTTCCAAAGCCTGTTTCACAACATGCTAAAAAGGAAATAGAAGCTACATTAACAAGGATAAAAAATGATCTACACGGTGAGATTACTATATCAGATAAGGCAAAAAATCTTTTGGATAGAGTTTATAAAGAATATTCTTATATTGACGACTTTCGCTTTAGCCATTATAATACAAGAAGATTTGATCACATCCTTAAGCTTTGTATTGTTTTTGCTGCTATGGATGTATCTCTCGAAGTTAGAGAAACACATGTATTACAAGCGAACACTTTACTCCATTCAACTGAGCAACGAATGGGAAAAGCTCTTGGGCAGTTTGGAAAAGGCAAACACTCCGACGTTGCAAACGCAATTATCGAATTCATCAAAAGTAATCTTACAAGAAATAAGAGACCTGCTACTGTCAGAGAAATCTGGAAACAGGTAGATACTAATCTTAATAAGTTTGAGGAATTAGCTGAAATTCTTAGAAACTTAGAAGCCGCAGAGAAGATACAGATTAAGGAGATAGCAGGCCGTCGCGGATACGTTCCGCTAACCAAGATAATGAATGGATGGAAAGATGACATGTTGTTAAAAGATTTCCTGTTTCCAGAGGAATTACCATGATTCTAATGGTGCAAAAAGGATTTGTACGAATTAGCTTAGAGTTATATGAAAAAATTGAAAATCACTCATGTCTATTAGCTCTGCAAAGCAAAATTATCATACTAAAAGCAGAACCTGAGCATTGGTCACATACAATGATGCTTTTATGCCTGTCAGAACAGTTTAGGATGTTGTCACATGGTGACTTAGTTCCATTCTATGAACTTATAGTTTCTAAAAATGCTGATGAAACTTTTGATTTTAAGTTTACAGAAACCCCAGAGATATCACGGCATGCTAACAATGTAGAATACACACCACAAAAATGAAAATTATTGATCCAGGCCATCATTATGAAGCAGAAGTTCTTGATGATCCATTATTTAATAACCAAGATATTGTTTTCGTAAAAAGATTTAGAGGAAATAAGAATCACGCAGGAACAATTAATCAAGAATTAATCAGAATAATGATACACCGTATGAAAGTTCTTGATAAGGAAATATATTGGGAAGGAAATGCCCAAATCATACATCATTTACGTATGGCTTTAGTTCTTCATGAAGCAAGAGCTTTAATTCGTAAAGTTGAAAAGAAGGAACTTAATCCAGAAGAGATTAAGTTTTCTAAGAAAGATGGTCATTTTATTTGGAAAACATAATGAATCTTTTTTCCCTACCAATCCTTAAGCTGATTGCTCGGGGCCGGCCAATCAACCAAATCTTATATGACGAACAACCATATCTTGAAAGATTCTATCTCTTTACCGCTTTCAATCACATCTTCTATCTGCATCGCATGTTAGCTCCAGATGGAGACAGAGACTTGCATA